GGCGGCCAGCTCGGCGGCCAGCTCGGCGTCCAGCTCGGCGGCCAGCTCGGCGGCCAGCTCCGCGACCAGCTCGGCGGCCAGCTCCGCGACCAGCTCGGCGGCCAGCTCCGCGGCCAGCTCGGCGTCCAGCTCGGCGGCCAGCTCGGCGGCCAGCTCGACGGCCAGCTCGGCGGCCAGCTCCGCGGCCAGCTCGGCGGCCAGCTCGACGGCCAGCTCGACGGCCAGCTCGACGGCCAGCTCGACGAAATTTATAGGAACACCCGATGCTCGGGATGGGGCATGGCCTGGTGGGCCTATTGGTCCACGCCTCGCAACCTTGGACACGTCACCTACACCCAAGAGGCGTCCGCTCTCCTGGACGACTTCACCGCCGTCGCCTACGGCGCCACCTCCTGGACGCCATACAACGGCATCTGCTTCCTGTCGGAGCGTCCAACCGCCATCCATATGACCGGCAAATTCCGTGACGCGCGCCTACACAACCCAGACGGGCCAGCCATCTTGTTCGGCGACGGCTGGGCTGTGCACGCGTGGAACGGGGTGCGAGTCCCCCGTGCGTTGATCGAGGGCCGGTGGTCGAGCGGCGACATTCTGCGTGAGCCGAACGCCGAGATCCGCCGTTGCGCCGTCGAAAAGATGGGCTGGGACCGGTTCGTGGCCGATGCCGGGCTGGTACGGGTCGGCGACGAACAACCCGATCCTGGCAACCCCGGCCAAACCATGGCTCTCTACGACGTGCCCGAGCAGATCTATGACGAGCCGGTGCGGGTTTTGCTCGTCACTAATGGCACGACGGAACGCGACGGGACACGGCGCAGGTTCGGGCTCACTGTTCCGGCCAACATTCCCACACCGCTTGCCGCGCAGGCATGGATCCACACCGACGACGACCATCCGGTCACCGTCACGCCCGCCGCGTACGCGCAACTCGCGCGGCGCTGCTGAGAAAAGGGGAAGAAGACCGATGGACGTACTCACCAGCGTGGTTACCGAAGACATCGCCGATCTTGCCGCGCAGGCGGATATTCCGGTTTTCGCCGGCCGGCAGGCTCAGGGCGATCTGGTCATCCTGCCGTGGCCTGACGGTGTAGCGGCCGAGCGTCGTCGCAGCGAATTGGCGCTAACGAAGCCAATCAAGGTCCCGGTCGTCGTGTTGACCGGTAACGGCGGCCACGACCACACGCTGTCACCCGCCCCGGATGTGGCCTGGTACGCGTATGCGGCCGGGCAGACCCTGGGCGTGTTGGCGGTGGAGGACGGGGCGGTCGCGGTGCTGGGCCACATCGAGCACGGCGATACCCACATTGGGCCTGGCGTGTATGTGATTCGGCGTCAGCGGGAGCAGGCCGATCAGATTCGGCTCGTCGCCGACTAGAGCCGCAAAGACTTCCGGGGTTGGCCACCCGCCCGCATTTGCTCAGGCCAACCCCGGAACACAAGACCGCCCGGTCCGCAGCCGGGGGGGAGCCGGACCGGGCGTTCGCCCCACACGGCGGCTGGCCTACCAGCCCGGTCCGGCCCCACACAGAGACGACAACGGCCCTCCGCGTGAACGGAGGGCCACGGACGAAAGGAAGGACGTTTCCTCAATGTCCACCCACGACAGTACCAAGATCCGCGAAGTCCTTCGGATGATCGCCGACGACATGGCCGCCGACGCCCGCACCTTCGACGGCAAACCGTTCAGCGGACGCACCGTCGGCGAGTACTTCGGCAACCACGGGGCCGCGATCGCACGGCTCGCCGAGATCGTCGCCGGCCTACTACTCCCGGCAGACGAGCCCGAACGCGATCCGGTTCCGCTCAAGGACTTCCTGCCCGAGCCGATCCCGGCCGAGCGGGTCCAGGACATCGTCAACAAGCTGAACTGGTTCATCGTCATCCTCGCCCAAGACGGCGGCACGGACTACAACCTTGACCAGGCGACCAACTGGGCACTCGCACTATCTGAGGTGTCGACGGTGTGCGGCCCCGACGGTGACAGCGCTGACATAGAGCTGACCGACGGCACGGTAATCGTCTTCTCGCGAGATGTCGCCCGATGGGAGATCGCGGTTGACGACCTGCCAGACGCGATCGACGACAAGTGCCCCCGATGCGGGCCGGTATGCATATGCCGACTCAAGGCCACCATCAGGAGTGCGCCGTGAGCTTCCGCGAATCCGACTACGGCCTCGACGCCGGACAGATCAACCCCGTCTGGCAGACCAACGCCAACTGCCGCGACGCCCACCCCGAAACCATGTGGCCGCTGCCCTACGCCACCTATCTCATCGACGCCGCCCGCAGGATCTGCCACGGCTGCCCAGTCCGCCTGCAATGCCTCCACGACGGTGCCGCGTGCGGCGACTGGGAATCCATCCGAGGTGGGCTGACCGGCCACGAACGCAAAAGCCTGCACCGTGATGGCCTGACCCCGGCGCAGTTTCCCGTCTGGACCCCGCCGCCGTGGCAACGCGCGTGCATGCGCTGTTCCGAGTCCTTCGACGTCGACCAGGCCAGGCCCAAACGGCGGCTGTGTCCCACCTGCGCCGAGGAATCCTTCTCGCCGACCAAATGCACCAGCAAGCCGTGCGCCGGCTGCGGCACGAAACGGGTAGGCACCCGCCGTCGTGGCCTGTGCGACACCTGCTATATCCGCGACCGCCGCGCCCGTAAAGCGTTGAACGACACCGAGGAGAAGGCATATGAGCCAGCAGCGATGTGAATCAAGTGGATGCATAGACGTTAATGCATATGGCGAGCACGGCCAGTACATCCGGGTGCGTAGCAGTGTCACTGGCACGGTCATGCAATGCACACCCGAGGAGTGGTACGCCTTCCTCGACGACCTAGGCGCAGGCCGGTGGGCGCACATCGGCGCCGATCAGGCGGTGCCGTCATGACCGACGCCTTCTACTGGGCCGCGTTCGCGGTCAGCCTCACCATCCCCGCCGTCCTGCTCGCATCGCAGCCCGAGCCACCCACGCCCCGCCATCGCATGGCCGAACCGCCATGGCACACCCGCGCCGCCCTAAACCTGCGCATGCTGTCCGCCGCCCTGGTCACGGCCCAAATCCTGCGCTACCACCTCGCCATCCAAGGAGCAGCGTCATGACCGCGATCATCAAACGCCCAATCGAACAGCGACTGATGGACCGAGTTGCAGTAGTCGGATCATGTCGAGAGTTCGACGGCTGCCGTTCACGCGACGGGTACGGACTCATCAAGGTCGCAGGCCACATGAAGCGCGCCCACCGAATGGTCTACGAGCTAGCCAAAGGGCCAATCCCTGACGGCATGGTCGTTATGCACCGCTGCGACAACCGCGCCTGCATCAACCCTGCCCACCTTCAATTGGGTTCCGTCGCCGACAACAACCGGGACACGCTCCGCAAGGGTCGCATGCGCGGCCTCGATACCGTCGCCGAGTTCCAGCGGGCGAAGACACATTTGCCCCAAGGGGCACATGTATTCGGGCAGCAACGTTCGCTTCCGCCCATCCGGCGGGCGGACTTGCGTGACTTGTAACCGCGAACGTCAACGAAAGCACGCGGCCACGATCGGCGCTGTGCACGACTCGGCGATCGACTGTTTCACCCGCATGGCCACGATCGGCGGCCGGCCGTGATTCACCTGGATGTGGCTTGGTGGCAGCTGTTCGCGCTGCTGGCCGGGATGTATGGCGCGGCGATCGCGTTCAACCGGTTGTGCGATGCCCTGGTCATCGGCGCGCGCAGCCTCAAAGCGGACCTGCTGTACGAGGTTCAGCCCGAGCCTGAAGTTCAGGTGGTGGAGGTCATCGCACCGCCTAGGCCGGACCTTCTACCGCCAGCACCGGTGACCCTGACCGAGGCTCCCATCTTCGCTAGCGTGCCTTTCACTTTGCCGATGGGTATGGACTTCGGCTTCCACTGGGTGCAGCCGTTGATGCTGCCGACCGGGGAGTTCCCGATCATCGAAGCGGCAGAGCCGAAGGCCCGGGAGCGGTTCGCGACTAAGCCGCCGAAGCGCAAGGGCGGCAAGCGGACGGTGACGGTGGACGTGGCCGGGGATGTGCGCAGCGGCGAGCTGGCAGAGGTGGCGTCGTAATGAGCCTCACCGACGATCCCAAAGACCCACGCCTGACCCGAGGCGCGGACCCGGCCGACGGGCCATACCACCGGCAGGCCGAGGTCTACCTCGTGCTGTCCGAAGAGGAACGAGCTAAAGGCTTCGTGCGTCCGCTGCGGCTGTCGTACTGGCACATCATGTGTGGTGCGGTCACCACCATGAATCGGGCGATCGCCGAGACGTACGCTCGCAACCCGTTCTTCTATGGCGGCACGTACTGCGCCACCTGCGGTCAGCACCGACCCGTCGGCCCGGACGGCGAATTCCACTGGGTTGACCCCGAGCATCCCGAGCGGCAGTGGCCCTCGCACGACCCGAAGGTGGGCACCTGATGGCGACTCAGCAAGAACGAACCGTTAAGGCGCTCAACATCCTCGCCAAATGGCGGGTGCTGTTCACCGGCTGGCAGTTGGGAACCCGGTTGAAGGGCGACCCGGAGGGTGATGCGGTCCGCGACCACCGCGAGGTGACGATCCTGCTGCGCGCGGAAAGCAGCGCGCTCATCGGGTTGCTGATCAGAAAGGGCGTCTTCGCCCACGACGAATGGCTTGTCGCACTTGAGGAGGAGGCCAACCTCCTCCAGGCCGACTATGAGCGCCAGTTCCCTGGCGTTACCGCATCCGAGGACGGGCTGACGTTCGACAAGCGGGCATTGCCGTGGATGAAGGGATGGAAGCCATGAGCTACTTCGGTCTGATCGACTTGGACTGGTGGCTGATCCTGCTGGCCTACGTCGGTACGGCACTGCTGCTGCTCCTGTCGCCGCTGTGGCTGCTCACACCCGACACGGGCGGGCGCACCCACACGTGGCTGGCCGAACGCAACCGGAAGGTGACGGCAGGGATGGCCAAGGCCCGCCACCGGCTAGGACGAGGAGGCGGGGCATGAGCGATGCACCGATGGGCTGGGTCGTACTCACCCTGAGCCACACGACCAGCACCTGGCAACCGGACTGGGACGGCTACCTCCACCCGACATTCAGCGATGGCGAGATCGAGCTCGCCCAGGCCAGAGATGCCGGTCATACCGCCTGTCTAGCGGCGCTCTTTGCGGCCGATGAAACCGCGCGGATGACCGGGGACCAGATGCGCCTCGCGACCGGCGAGACGTGCCTGCCCGGCCAGCCCGCTCCCTGCGGCGACTACCACAACGCCAGGCAATGCGTGCGCCCGCGTGAGTCAGACGCACCGTCCGCATCGGAGGCCACGTCATGACCGGCTGGATCGTCGTCGGTGTCGGCCTTGTTGGTGTCGCCGCGTTCATCGCCGCTGGGACGTTGGCGGTCTGGGCGTACGGGGGTGCCAGACGATGAGCGCGCGTTACGCCGACCACACTGAGGTGCCAAGCGACCGCAGCCGTGCCGAGATCGAACGGACTCTGCGCCGGTACGGGGCATCAGCGTTCGCCTACGGCTGGGATGCCCTGTGCGCCACCGTCATGTTCGAGCTCGCCGGTCGGCGCATCCGCTTCCGGCTGCCCATGCCCGACCGCAACAACCGGGCCTTCACCCACACGCCATCGCGCGGAACCCGCCGCTCCGACGAAGCGATCGACGCCGCATGGGAGCAGGCGCAACGGCAGCGCTGGCGGGCTCTCGCTCTGGTCATCAAGGCCAAACTTGAAGCGGTGGCGGCCGGGATAACGACGGAGGAGCAAGAGTTTTTGGCCCACATCGTTTTACCCGACGGGTCGACGGTCGGGGACTGGGCCAAGACGCAACTGGCCATCGCGTATGAGCGCAACCAGATGCCCGCGATCATGCCGGGCGGTGAGCGATGAGCGGTCACGATCTCGTGCTTCTCGCGGCCCTCGTCTGGGGCGCCCTGTTCGGCTGGTTCATCCTGCCCAGTGTCATCCGGGCGGCCGCCCACCATATGCGCCGCCGCAGCGCCCGCATCGTCGCCGAAAGGGAAGCACGGAGGAACCAAGGATGATCCGCTACCTGAACCGGCTGCGAGCCGACAATGAGCTGCGAGCCGACAACGACCGGCTCAAAGCCGACGCGCAAGTCCACACCTCACAACTCAACGCCATGCGGACCGCGCTCGCCGCGGCCAACCGGGCGCTCGCCGACGAACAGCAGACCGGCAAGGCCAACGCCGCCTCGGCCGGCAAACTCATCGACTCGATCAAAGACGTGTTCGTGCAAAAAATCCGCGAGCTGGACAACAACATGGGCCTCGCGGTCGAACGCGCCGACCGGCTCGAAGCCGACCTGGGGGCGGCACGCGACGCCAACTGGCTCCTGCGCAAACAGTTGGCGGACGCCCTCAACGCGACGCCGTTGCCGACAGCGTTGAGCGGGCAGCGTGCCGTGCTCACCCCGGCGCAGCGGGACTTGGCTGCTGATGACGCCGCGTGGAAACGGGCGCAAGACGGGCTCGGTGATCCCCAATGAGCCAGCCCACCAAGGTCACGATGACCCCTGAGATCGCCGCGCAGCTCCGCGAGCCGTTCAAAGACAACGAGATCGGCAAACTACCCAAGGTCACCTGCGGGGCGTGCCGCCAATCGCCGAGCAAAAACTGCCAGCAGCACAGCAAACAGAAATGCATGGGCTGCGGCAACTGGATGACCTCCGCCCACATCCACATCGACTACGTAGGCCACGCCGAAGAAACCGACCGCTTCCTCCAAGTCGACCCCGAGTGGAACTGGGAACCCATGGCCCTCAACCACGACGGCATCCCCCACCTGGACAACAACGGCGGCCTCTGGATCAGGCTCACCATCGCCGGGATTACCCGGCCAGGCTACGGACACGCCGACGGCAAGAAAGGCGGCGACGCCATCAAAGAGGCCATCGGCGACGCCCTGCGCAACGCCGGGATGCGCTTCGGTGTGGCGATCGACCTGTGGGGCGCCAAGTTCGAGGCCGAAACCGCTGCCGCGCTCGCCGCCGCCAGCGAGTACGAAGACCCAGTGCCCGACGACGACCGCGACACCAACCACATCCCCGCGCCGGCCGAGCAGGCGCCGATGGTCGACCAGAAGCAGCACCGCACAATGCACGCCCTGTGGCGCGAACTCGAATACGACGGCGAGCACAACCGCGACCTTCGGCTCAGCATCACCGCGAAGCTCCTCGGTCTGTCCAAGCTCGAATCGTCCGCCGAGCTGACCCAGGAGCAAGCCGGGCGGGTCATCGCCGCCCTGCGCAAGCGCCTGGACGACCTACGCGCGCGGCAGGCAGCGCGGCAGGCAGAGCAAGATGCGGAGGGCCAAACATGAGCCGAGCCGACACCGTCAAGACCATCCTCATCCTTGAAGCGTTCGCCGATGAGGCCCGTCGACGCGCCGCCGAACACCGCGAGCTCCTCAACGAACAGGCCCTCGCCGAACTCGACCAGCAAGGCACCGCGCCCACGTGGCGGCTCCCCGACATCGCGCAGGTCACGCTGCCGCTTTCTAAGCAGAAGGTGGAGGTCGTCGATGCCGACCAGCTGCGTGCGTGGGTCGAAGCCCGGCAGCCGGAGGAGGTCGAGACCGTCTCGACCACGCGCGTGCGTCCGGCATTCGTTGGTGCGCTCCTGGAGTTCCTTGTGGTCGCCGACGGCGTGGTGATGCATCCGGAGACGGGTGAGGTTGTGCCGGGGCTGAAGGTGCGCAAGGGCGGCGAGCCCGGCTCGATACGCATCACCCCGGACCGTGGCGTCCGCGCGTTCGTCGCTTCGACGGCTGCCGAGATGTTGGGCACCGCGCAGGCCGCGCTCAACGGTCCGGTCCTCGACGCCGAGCCCGGCGCTGCGGCGACCTTCAGCCCGGGCGGCGACCCGTTCACGCTGTTCCCGCCGGCCGAGAATCCTTTCGCGGCCCATCCCCCAATCGGCGAGGCGTCATGAGGTGCGACTCGTGTGGCCTGCCCGACAACTACTGCGGCCAAGGCGACGGTATCGGCTCATGCGACTGCCCCCGCTGTGAGTGCTGCGGGGGCGGTCCAGATGATTGCGACTGCGGCCGCGACTTCGACGAGATCTACGACGACCCGGATGAGCCGTTCGACCCGTTGTGCAACGACACCGCCTGCGACTACCGGCAGGCACGACTCGACCGGAAGGCGGTGACATCATGATGACCGATCGCGCCGCACTCAAGGCGGCACTACATCCGGCGCTGCATGAGCTCGACGTACGCATCAACGACCTCGACCTCGGCGACTGCCACTGCAACCTCGTCGCCGAGGTGATTCTCGACGCGATCCTGCCCGTCCTCGACGAAGGCGTCACCATCGACTGGGGCGTCCGATGCGCCGAACCAGGCCAACGCCACACCCACGCCGGACCCATGCCCTGCTGGTTCATGAGCCGCGAATCCGCCGAGAGATACGTCAACTACGTCAACAACCGTGCTCTCGGCCTCCACGAGCTCGTCTACCGCCGCCGCTTCCTGGGTGAGTGGGAGGCGGTGGCCGACGATGCGTGACATCCCGATGATCGCCTTCCCGAAGGCCGCGCCAGTCAAGCTTTCCAAGGCGCTGGAGACTCACCGCGCCCACATCGGCAGCTATTCGAGGTACGCGCCGGTCAAGCGGATCGCTTGCGACGAGTGTGTCAACGTGCTGCACGAGGCGGGCGGCATAGGGCAGCCCCCCCTCGGTGCCAAGCACTCCCGCCGCGCGCCGCTAGGCCAGCTGCGCCTGTGCACGCCCCACGCCGAGCTGTGGCGCGCGATCGATGGTGTCGGGAAGGGGCGGCGATGAGGCGATGGCCCAAGACTGCGATGAGCTTCGACACCCGGGTGCCCGACGGCTTCCGGGTGGAGACCGGCACGCCGGGCGCGGTCGTCTCGATCACCGAACGTCCCGACGGCGTCATTGAGGAGCGCAACGGCGCGGGCTCGATCGTGAGCCTGGTGTACCCGGCGGGCGTCGAGGGGATCGACCGCTGGGCGGGTGATCAGTGGTGACTCCACCCATCCGCCGCCGCGCCCGCGACCCGTACGCCAAACAGGTCCTCGGCGTACGGGTCCGCCAAGCCGAAACCCAACCCCACACCCCACTCAACCTCACGTTGGCCCGCATGCAGTTGATGCACGCCATCGCCGCGGGCGAAGTCAAACCCGGCCAAGGCCAATACGCCGGCGGCTACCGGCTCCACGGTGAAACTGTGACCGCCCGCATGCTCCTGCTCATCAACGCCGGGTGGGCTGTCGGCGGGAAACACCCGACCCTCACACCGGCCGGGGCCGAAACACTACGCGCCGCGAAGAAAGAGATGGGGACATGAACCTGCGTATCCCGAACCCGCGGGGCCGGTGCCCCACCTGCCGCCGCGAGGTGGCAGTCAACGACCAGGGCCGCGTCGCGCGGGACCACCACTGCGTTTGCGGCGGCTGGTGTCCCGGTTTCGGCAAACCCGCCCTGCCACCGCAACCCGAGGAGACCAAGTGATCAGCGACGAGGATCTGGCCGCCGCGCAAAGCGCCATCGCACGCAGCTATCGGTCGCGCATCGCCGAGCTGACCCGCGAACGCGACGAGGCGCGCTCCAACATCAGGGTCGGCCGCCTCACGTGTGACATCTCCAAAGACCTCCGTGACCGTGCCGCTGAACCCCTCGGGCCGCTGGCGTTCGAAGCGGCCGACCAGCTCGACGAACTGATCACATCGCTGGCGAAGGCCGAGACCGAACGCGACGAGCGGCTGGTGCTGGCGGACAAGATATGCGGCGACTGCGACACCGCGCCACGCATGGTCATCGACAACGTCACGATCACGTACTGCTGTCCGGAGTGCCACGCCGCCGACGACGTACAGATCGACGCCCCAACGCCCGTTGGGGGTTCGGCCGCACGCTCCAACGAAACCGGTCCGAGCGTTGCTGGAAGAGCAGAATTCAGACCCTGCCTCACCAAGCATGAAAGCGGACACCCCATCGGCCAACCGATCCACTGCTACCGGAGCAAGGGCCATGACGGTGACCACCAAGGCGGCGGACTGAGCTGGCCCGTGGATCCATAGGGCGACACCGAACGCCGCGATGAAGGTCAGGCCACCAAACACGACGAGGATCACCTTGACGGGTAGTGCCGCAACGGGCAGCACCCCGGCCGCAACGACCGGGACGGCGTACACCCCAAGCCAGCGAACAGGAAGGACAGGACTAAATGGGCACGCGAACCTTCACCCGCGACGAACTCGAAGAACTCGGCCTACCCGACGACAGCGATTACGTCGTCCACACCGAACAAGTCGACACCAGGCGCTGGTACACAGTCCACACCTGCGTATTCCACACCGATGAAGAAGGCCCGCTCTGGCGGGTGAAGTACTACAAACCCGCCACCGAAGAACAGGAATGCGACGTGTGGGATCCGCACGGTGAGCCCGACACGATCCAGGCCGTGGAGGTAGAGCCGTACCAAGTCGAGGTCACCAGGTACCGGCCCATCCGACCGGTCGAGCCCGAGCCAGCAACCACCATCCCCGGCACGCTTGGCCCCGGCGGATGGCCACTCGCGGAACAGACCGCGTGATGGCAGACATCATCAAACGCACCGAACGACACAACTGCCACGAAGAGATCACCGCATCGGAGCTGGACGGCCTGTACTACGGCAGCGTCGTCGAATGCTCCTGCGGCAAGCAGTACATCAAACGCGACGACCAACGCGAAGGGGCGTACTGGGCCGACCACAAGGCCGACTAGCACCACCAGACAGGGAAAAGGAGGGGCGGGGATTGGCAAACGAACTTGCGTTGCTGGCAGATGCACGGTCATCGCTGGAGCGCGCGCGCAGTCTCGGCGACGTCAAGGCGATCCTCGACGTCGCGGTCGCCGCGAAAAGGTACGCCGAGGCGAAAAAGCTGGGCGAGGAATCGCTTGCCTACGCGCAGGAAATCATCAACCGTGCCACCCGCCGCATGGGCGAAATGCTCACCGAAACACCCAAGAACGAGGGTGGGAGGCCACCCAAAACCCCTTCCACATTGGAAGGGGTTTCACCGCCGACGCTGAGTCAGCTTGGTATCACGGAGACGGCATCCCATCGCGCTCAGCAGTTGGCGCGTATTCCGGAGGCCGTGTTTGAGGAGTCGGTGGCTAAGCCGCAGAACCGGCTGTTGCGGGTGGCACGTGAGGCCGCGGCGGACGAGCGGCGTGCGCAGCCAACCGATCCCCAGACTGTGCACGGTCTTGTGGATATCCGCCACGGTGACTTCCGGGACGTGCTCGCCGGACTGTCCGATGTGGACGCCATCATCACCGATCCGCCGTACCCCAAAGAGTTCATCCCGCTCTTCGGCGACCTGTCGGCACTGGCGAGCAAGGTACTCAAGCCGTCCGGCGTCCTGGTTGCCATGACCGGACAGTGGTGGATCCGGGAGTACCTGGATGAGTTGAGCCGGCACCTGTCCTACCGGTGGACGGCCGCCTATGTCGCGCAAGGCGCACGCACCCGCGTGCACGCCGCGCGTGTCGGGACCGGCTGGAAGCCGCTGCTTGTCTTTCAGCGTCAGGACGCCGAGGGTGTCCCGTTCCTCGTCGATGATCTCTTTGACGCTGCCAGCCAGACACACGATGGTGTCGACAAACAACATCATCATTGGGGTCAGTCTGAGTCTGGGATCGCCGAACAGATTGAGCGATTCACCGTCCCCGGCGCACTTGTCGTTGACCCATTCCTCGGAGGCGGTACGACCGCGGTGGTGTGCCGCGACTTGGGGCGCCGGTTCATCGGTTGTGATGTGGATGCCGCCGCGGTGGCTACCTCCCGGGAGCGTCTGGGATGAGCAGATTCGAGCGGTACGGCACCCGCGACTTGACCTATTCCAACTGGCACCGCCAGTTCTGCCCGGACCGCGCCACGATGATCGACGTCGATGGATTGGAGTACTGCCGGCGGTGCCGCTCACCGCTCGCGCTGATCGAGACGGCACAAGACGTCCGCCAAGCCTTCAAGCCTGTTGCCGCACTGGAGCAGCTTTCTTTGGCCGCCAACGTCCCCGCATTCTGCGTCTTGTACATCGCCGACGCGGGCAAGTGCACACCCGACGGACGGGGTCGCTGCCGCAAGGTCGGTTGCGCGCACGGGATAGCCGCATTCCGGGTCCGGCGTATTAGACCGAACCCCACGGACTTCCAGGAGTGGACGCCGAAGGCCTTCGCCGACTATCTGACCCGAGTGCACGACGCACATGAAGAACTGGTCTGTCAGGCCGTCATCGGGATGGATGTGGTCTGACGTGGGCGCGACGCTCGTGGCGCAGGCGATCCAGAAGTGGTCGCACGTCAGCGATCGGGCCTTTCGCGTGCTCGTTGCCATGGCCGTGACAGCGAAGGATCGTGCCTCACGCGACACCCCGCCCAACTTGTACTTCGGCGGCCAGGATCACCTAGCCAGGGCTGTGCGCCGCGATCGAGGCGGTACCGAGGAGAACGCCATCCGCACGGTGAAACGCGCCATTCAAGAGCTCACGCAAGCGGGTGCAATTCGCTGTACGCAAGTGGCCGTATTGGGCTCTAACGCGGTCTATGAGTTGACCCTCAACGTTGTCCCCATCCCTGTGGACAACCCTGGGGGGAAATCGACCTATATCCATAATGGGCGGGACACCACAAGTCCCCCCGCTGGGGACACCAGTAGTCCCCCCAGGCGGGACACCACAAGTCCGGATGGGGGGACACCACAAGTCCCCCCTAGTAAGGAACCACTAGAGGAACCACTAGAGGAGCTAAAGGAGGAAGAAGGGGTTGATGTTCGTTCGGACGTCGCGGTAGTAGCACCCGGCCTCGATTCGCCAAAACCCGAAATCCCTCCGCCTGAGTGTCCCGAACCGACATGCGCGAAAGGCTTCATCCTGATCGGCGATCCGCCAATGCTCGACCGGTGCCCGCGATGCAATTCGAATGTCATTCCGTTTCCCGAAAGGAGGTCCGCATGAAGACCGCGCTCCCCACCCACATCTACGTCCCCGACGGCCTGCCCGATCGGCGTGGCGGACCGCAAGGCTGCCAACACTGCCCGATGCCAGCCCGCCATCGGGTCCATGTCCTGCCCCCAGTCGACGCCGACGTTCGGCAGGCCGAAGCCCGACGCCTCGGCGAAAGCGAGGAACGATGAGCTTGCGGCGATTGATCGAATCCCCGTTGCTGGCTTGACGCGGACGGAACCCACGTCTGGCTGGGCCACGAAATGCGCCACGGGCGAACGCCTCAACGTGATGCTGCCTTGGCCCACATGGCACGTCACCGCCGAGAACCGAGTCAATCCCAGCATCGTCTGCCAGAACTGCGATCTTCACCTCGTACTCGCGCGGATCGAGGAACCGCCCATCGGCTGGTCGAGCTCGTCGGCCGCCGCATGACCACCCGACCAGATTGGACACACCGATGATTGACCTACCCGACCCCATCGACATCACCGGCACCCAACCCACCGTCCGCCCATGGGAAGACCTACGCACCGCCGGAATCCTCTGGCTCATCAACGCCGCCGTGTTCCACCCACGCGGATTCGCCCTAGGCCTCGTCCGCCACGAACGTGAACTGGTCGGCTGGCGACTACTCGGCGACGGATCGGAGCCATGGGTCTTCGCCGATTCGGCCGTCGAGGCGTTCGCGGCCGTCGAGGCGTTCCTCAACGAGCACCGCCCGATACCACGCCTGATCCAGCCGGAGCTGACCCATGCAGAGGCGGAGGAGATCAAACAGCGGTTCCTCGCCGCCCAACAAACCCCGCGGGCCGCACCAGACGTCAGCTGGATCCAAATGGAGACACCCCGCCGATCGTGGTGGCCGCAGATCGTCTTCGCGGCGGTGGTCGCGGTGGCCGCAATCACCGCCTGGAGCTGGGCCTGGTGACCATCTCGAGCGCAGACCAAACCCGGCAGCGGCTCATCGAACACCTCGACGAACTCGCCCAACTCACACCCGCCCTACAAGACGCCCTCCAACGCGACCACACACCAGAAACAGGAAACAAAATCGCCATCGGCGGCGTCACACTCAGCATCCCCATCAACACCGACGTCCTACGCGCCCTCGACGAAATCCCCATCGGCTACCTACACAACTGCCTCGCCGACTACGAACACGCCCTCAGCATCGGCAACACCGCTGCCGCACGACAAATCGGCCGCAACGCCGAACACTGGCGCCGCCTCACCAAACGCGCCCTCGGCCTACTCCAATACGACCGCACACTCAACCAACCCTGCCCACAACACGACGAACCACTCACCGAACTACTCGCACTCGGCGACGAAGGCTGGCTCCACCACGACAACCACGGCTACTACGTCCAATGGCAAAAAGACCAACGCATCTGGTGTCGCCACTGCGGATCACTATGGCAACCCAACCAAATGCTCCTACTCGGACGCCTCCTCAAATGGGCCGCCAAACGCCGCGCCGAAAACAACGCTGAGCAGGAAATTGCCGCCTGATCCACACCCTGTTACGCTTCGCGGAACTAGACGAACTACGCCCACGGACGGCCCCAGCAAACGCGGAGGTGACCGTGGGTTCACTTGTGCCCACCGCCGTCGCAGCCCACGCCCTCGGCGTCACCCCCGACGCAATCCGTGTCCTACGCCACCGCGGCCGGCTCAGCCGCTACGGGACTAAACAGCGCGCCCTGGTCGACCTCGACGAAGTGGCCGCCCTGGTCAGCGACGCCAAGTGCACTGATCGGCCTCGGTGTGACGAGACACCAACACCTGACCCGCCTGATCGACCACACGGACGCTGCGGAACTGGCCATCCTTCGACTGAAGCCAGTACATGGACATGGCCACACAAATCGACTTAGCAGGCTCAACCGCGTCGGCATCGGCCACCAAAGTCGTCTTGGCCGTCAACACATTGCCGTCCCACGATGGCACCGACGACAGCGGATACCAGGACGCCTTCGAATACTGAAGCTCCCAGAACGCGGGCAGATCCGACACATCCACATTGGCGACAGGAGCAGGCGCGGGCGGGCGCGAAGCTGGCTCAACGAACTGCGTAAACAAGATCCCAGTCACGAACACGCCAACCAACACCGCCGACATCACAAACCACAGCATCTTGCCCGCCGACATGGGCTTGCGAACAGGGCGAACCATCACAGGCTGAGGGACCGACATCCCGCCAGTGTGAAGGCCAACGTCGATGAACACCCTCGGATGATCCGGCACAACACCATGCTGAGGTACCCGATGGCCAACCAGCGACCAGCACACCGCAAAGGCACCACCGACCGCGACTACCTGCGCTCCCAAGCCCAGACAGTCCGCGGCACCATCTGCGCCCGCTGCGGCAACACCAAAGGCCCCATCGTCCGCGACTACCGATGCAACCACCCCACACACCAACACCTGCCAGGCTGCCCCACCTACCGGCTCGCACCCACCCTCGGCCATAAGACCGACCTCCAACACGGCGGCAGCGTCAAAGCACGCAGCAACCACCAGCTCGAACACGTCACCTGCAATTCAAGCGCAGGCGCCAAGAGCCGCACCAAACGTGCAGGCAAGACGGATCGGACTAGCTGGGACTGGTGAGGGAGATCGATCGCCGTTTTTTAGGAACGCGGTCGGCTGACCCCGTACACTGGCAGTCATTTCTCTCTCTGCACGAAACATTCGGGGTAGATCATGGCCGGGAGCTGCGGATATGGCTCGAGTTTGGACGGATCATGTCGGAGATCGTCGATATCGTTTCCAAGGGTGATCGACGGGCGTCTCTGGTTGCTGTGCGGGACCGGTTGGCCAAGGAGCTCGACGCCGCCGAGTTGGACGCCCGGTCGGTTGCCGTGGTGGCCAAGGAACTCCGGGCTGTCATAGCCGAGATCGACAAGCTTCCAGGCGGCGAGGAGAAGAGCGACCTTGACCGCATTGCTGAATCCATCCCGCCTGACGAGCTCGCCGCCCGGCGTGCGAATCGGCAACCAGGAGCCGCGGCTCCGCCAGGTACCTGAGTACGACAAGACCCGCGGTCACGAGGTCATCGACTTCATGGCCGGGATCGGCCGGCCGCTCGACCCGTGGCAGGCGCTGATCATTCTCGACGCGTTCGCGACTCAGCCCGACGGACTGTGGTCGGCGTTCGAACTGGTGGTGCTGGTGGCCCGGCAGAACGGCAAGGGCGGCGTTACTGAGGCGCTGGAGCTGGCCGGGCTGTTCCTGTTCCGAGAGCAGCTGATCTTCCACTCGGCGCATCAGTTCAAGACGAGCACGGCGGCGTTCCGCCGGCTCCAGGACATCATCGACGGCTCGGATTGGCTGACCAAGCGCGTCAAGATGATCTCCCGGTCGAAAGGCGACGAGTCGATCAAGCTGACCGATGCGGCCGGCGGCGGGATGCTCCAGTTCATCGCCCGCACGGACGGCTCGGGCCGCGGCCTGACTGGGTCGACGACTGTCTTCGATGAGGCGGCCTGGTTGACGGTCGGCCAGTACGCGGCACAGACGCCCGGGCTGTCGACTATCCCGAACCCGCGGATCATCTACACATCGACGCCTCCCGACGAGGACATCGGGCCGATGCCCGAGGACGCGATGCTGCCGTCGGTGCGCAAGCGCGGCCGGGCGGGCGAGGATCGCACGGCGTACTACGAGTGGTCACCTGGCCCGGACGATGACGTCGAGTCGGTCGAGACGATGTACGAGTGCAACCCAGCGTTGGGCTTCCGGATCTCGCTGTGGTTCCTGGAGAAGCAGCTCAAAAACTTCAAGGCGGCCGGGCGGCTCGAGAAGTTCGTCACCGAGCATGAGGGAGCCTGGCCGGCCGACGCCGACGAGCAGTGGCAGGTCGTGCCAGAGAAGGCGTGGGAAGACGCTGGCGACCCGGACTCCAAGGCCGACGGTGGGGTAGCGATCGGCATCTCGATGCCGGATGACCGCTCGCGGACGACGATCGCGATCTTCGGCCGACGTGCTGACGGGCTTCGCCACGGCCAGCTGATCGAACAAGGGCCTGGGTCGGCGTGGGTTGTCGACTTCGTGGCCAAGGTCAGGAAGGCCCGCAACATTTGCGCGGTCGTGATCGGCGCCAACGACCCGGCGCGGTCGCTGATCCCGGATCTGCGCGAGGCGGGCATCGAGGTGCTCACCCCAGGCACTGCGGACGTGGCGGCCGAGTGCGGCAGCGTCTTCGACGGCCTCGCCGGGCAGGACGTGACCGCGCGCGACATCCGGCATCCGTGCCAGGGCCCGCTGACGGCGTCCATGGCTGCGGCCGCCCGGAAGAAGGCCGGCAACGCGTGGCTGTGGGCCCGTACCGCGGTCGGCACGGACGTCTCGCCGCTTTATGCGTTCACGAGCGCCTCGTACGGCTTCCGGGTCAACCCACCGAGCAACTACAACCCGCTCAACAACATTTGGTGAGGAGCAGCGCGGTGAGCGTATTGAATTCACGCGCCGATGATGTGTGCGCGCGCGCTGCCGCGGTGCAGATGCCCCAGCTGTCGACGATCCTGGTGACGTTGGTCGGGCTTATCCCGTTTCTGTTGGGCTGGATCCTCAATGTGCTCTGGCAGCTGGCGCGGCTGCTGATCGCCGCGTTCCAGAGTGGTTGGGAGGCGGGGCCGGCTAAGCCGGCGCGGCTGAAGGTCCGCCGGCCTGGCGGTAGCTGATGGGCTTCGCTCAAAACATTCTGGACCGGGTCAACCGGCCGGCCGGGTTGGAGAAGCGTGCCGAGTGGGGGTCGTCGGCGGTCCCCGGGCCGTTGGCGAACGGCTCCGGCGGCTCGTATGCGACGGTCAACCTGGCCAAGTTGGAGAACAACTTCCAGCAGGTTGCCGTGTGGGGCGCGATCGACCTGATCGCTTCTGTGGCGGCGCAGCTGCCGATCGACACCTTCAAGGGCCGCAAGAACCTCGGCAATCCTAAGGTGATCGAAGACCCGGCCGGCGATGGCTATGGCGCATCGGACTGGGTGTATCAGTACCTGGTGTCGAAGCTCGCGCGTGGCAACGCGGTCGGCAAACAAACCTTCGACCCGACGTCCGGCTATCCAACCCAGACGGTGCTCTACCACCCGGACACTGTGCGCGGCGAACGCGACCGGGTCACCGGTCAGGCACGGTGGTGGGTCGAGAACCGCGAGGTCTCTACGCTGTGGCACCGCCGGTCGTATCCGATGCCCGGATGCCTGATGGGCTTGTCGCCGCTGACAATCCACATGACGACCATCGGCCTCGGCGTCGCGTCGACCCGGTTCGGCGCCCAGTTCTTCACCGACTCGGCTATCCCGTCGGCTCTGTTGACCAACGAAGAGGCTGAGATCGACCAGGGCCAGGCGGCTGAGGTCAAGGCCCGATGGATGGCCGCGGTCTGGGGTACCCGCGAGCCGGCTGTGTTCGGCAAGGGCTGGAATTACGAGACCATTTCGCTGGCGCCTGAAGAGTCGCAGTTCTTGGAGACGAACAAGTACACCCAGGCCCAATGCGCCCGGATCTTCGGGCCTAACGTCGCCGAAATCTTGGGCTATGAGACCGGCGGGTCGATGACCTACGCCAATGTGGTCGACCGGTCGATGGACTTCCTGAAGTACACGCTGAACCGGCATCTGCGCGACCTTGAAACGACGATGACCATGTGGCTTCCCCGCGGCCAGTTCGTGAAGATCAACCGTGGTGCGCTGCTTGAGACTGACCTGCTTTCGCGCTTCAAGGCGTACGGCATGGCGATCGGCGGCCACTACCTGGCCCCGTCTGAGGCCCGCGAGTTCGAGGACTGGGAGCCGATGACCGATGAGCAGAAGAAAGAGCTTGAGGGCATGCCGATGCCGACCAACGAACCGCTGAAGGAGTCGCCGAAATGAGCAAGAGCGGACTGCTCCAACAGCGCAGTGTCGCCGACCGGGCGAACCTGACCGGCACTGAGCGGCGCGCCTACCCGGTCAAGCTTGAGGTCCGGACCGGAACCGCGGCCGGTACCTCAGCGATCGAGGGCTACGCCTCCGTGGTCGAGCAGGGCTTCGAAATGTGGGACTGGGCCGGCTCATACACGGAGGTCATCCGTGCCGGGGCTTTCACCCGAACCCTGAACGCCAACCCGCAGGTTCAGCTGCTCCTGAACCACGGCGGTCTGTCCATGGCCTACACCAAGGCCGGCACCCTGCGCCTCTCCGAAGACGCGACCGGCCTGCATATAGCCGCGGACATCAACACGGGCCGAGCCGATGTGCGCGACATGCTCACAGCGATCGAGGACGGCAACGTCGACGAGATGTCGTTCGCGTTCCGGGTCGTCCGCCAGCAGTGGTCGCCCGACTATGACCAGCGCGACATTCTTGAGGTCGACATTCACCGCGGCGACGTTTCGGTAGTCAACTTCGGCGCGAACCCGGCCACGTCGGTCGAGGTGATGCGGGCGCAGGACTTCGACCGGCTCAGCCCGCAAGCAGCCCGGGCGATGATCGCCCGGCTGGAGCAGCGTCTCACCGACGGCGGGCAAGAACCCGACGTCGATCCCACAAGTTCACAGGCCCCACTTGGCCTGTGTCTGGCCCTGGCGCAAGCCCAGGGCTGAACCGCCTGAACCCCGAACGCCCCGGAGCCCGCCCCGGAGCGCGCCGACGCGCGCCACCACTCGGAGCCCACCACTCGACGGAGCCCAGGCACACCCGTTTCCAACCATCGAAGGAGCGAGCTGTGCTCGAAATCCTCCGGCGCAAGCTGGCCGAGCTGCTTGAGCAGCGCAAGGCTGCCGCAGCCGGGCGAGACGACGTTCTCGCCACACCCGTCAAGGAAAACCGCGACCTCAACCCGGCCGAGAAGACGCTGTTCGAAGAGAAGCGCGCCGCGGTCACCAAGCTCGACACCGAAATCGCCGAGCTGAACACGCGCATCACCGAACTCGTCGAAGACGAGCAGCGCGCGGCTAATGCGGCGCAGATCCTCGCCGCCGCCGGCCAAACCCGCAACCAGGGCGGCGCGGTCGTCACCTCCGAGCCCATGACCTACGGTCGAAGCTCGGGCAGCTCCTACTTCCACGACCTCGCGCGGGCACAGTTCCGCGCCGACCACAACGCGGCCGAGCGCCTTCAGCGGCACGCAGCCGAACTGCGCGTCGAGCTTCCCGCCCGGGAGCGGCGCCGCGAAGAACGAGCCCGCGCCCAGATGGACGAGATAGCGACCGCCGAGCACTGGCGCGACGAGCAGCGTGCGGCAGCGTTCGAAACCCGCGTCAACCCGAACCGCACGGACGGCACCGGCGGCTATTTCGTCCCGCCGCTGTGGCTCATCGACGAGTACATCGCCCTTCCGCGTTTCGGCCGGCCGATCGCCGACTCGGTGCGCAACCTGGAACTTCCAGGCGGAACCGACTCGATCAATCTGCCGAAGGTGGCCACCGGCTCATCGACCGCGGCGCAGACCGCGGACGGCGCGGCGGTGTCCTCAACGGACATCACCGACACGTCTGTGTCCGCCGCCGTCTACACAGTCGCGGGTCAGCAGGACGCGTCGATGCAGCTGCTCGACCAATCGCCTTCGCCCGGCTTCGACTCGATCATCTTCGGTGATCTTCAAGCGGATCTGGCCTTGCGCCAGGATGTCTACGTCATCGACGGCACGGGCTCCAACGGGCAGCCGACGGGCATCCTTCAGGTTTCCAGCCCGAACGCGATCACCTACACCGATGCGTCGCCGACGCTTCCGGAGATGTGGATTCCGTGGATCCAGTCGGTGTCACAGATCGCCACCAACCGCAAGATGCCGGCCACGGCAACGTTCGTGATCCCGGCCATCTGGTACTGGGGCTGTTCGCAGTTGGACACCACCAACCGGCCGCTGCTGCTGCCGGAGCAGATGGGTCCGTTCAACCCGATGGCGTTGCAGACCGGCGCTGTCTCGGAGGGTCCAGCCGGCCGGTTGACCGTCGGCACGCCGGTGATCCTGGACGGCAACATCCCCACGAACAAGGGCGGCGGCACCAACGAAACCCGCATCATCACGCTGCGCACATCGGACCTGTACCTGTGGGAAGGCGCCGTCCAGACCCGCGTCCTGACCGAGGTGCTTTCAGGCACGTTGCAGGTGCGGTTCCAGATCTACCGCTATGCCGCGTTCATGCCCAACCGGCTTTCCAAGGCGATCTCGATCGTCTCGGGTACCGGCATGATCCCGACCGCCGGCTTCTGATCGGAGACCTGACATGCATGATGTTGTCGCGGAGCTTGAGGGCTACCGCAACGAACTCGCCGAGGCACAACGCCACGGCCGCAGCGAGCGGGCCGACGCGGTCCAGGAACAACTGGGCCGAGTCAAGACCGAAGTCGAGGCCCGCGCGGTCGCGGCCGAGACACGCTCGGCATCGCTGAAGGCAGACGGCCAAGACGTGGCCTCAGCACACGCCGACGTCGAAGCACGCCACTACCGGGAGGCGCTCGCCCCGTTCGAGGACACGTCCGAGTCAGCTCCCAAGGAGCGAGCTGTCCCACGGAAGGCGGTCAAATAATGCCTCTGGTGAATGCTCACATCCCGGCGGTCTACCAGCATTGGCTCAACGCTGGCAGCCCGGCGGCGGTGTACGCCGAGACGGTGCCAAAGATGTTCGCCGGCGCCGACCTTGCTATCGCGGCCACGGGTGTCGAGCTCTCGCTGATGATCCCGCTCGTGGCGGGAACGCTTGTCACCAACCTGACGTGGGTGACCGGCGCGACCGCCGCGGGCACACCTACCGCCGGCTACGCCTGCCTGCGTAACACGGCCGGCGCCCTGCTGGTGCAGAGCGCCGACTTCGGTTCCACAGCGCGGGCGGCCAACACCGCATATACGACGGCGCTGTCCACCGCATATCTGGTGCCTTCCACGTGCCTATACCGGGTCGGCATCAGTTTCACGGCGACCACAGTCCCGACGTTGCGCGGGATCAGCCTGGGCAACGCGGCGTTGACGGCGGTGGGGACCACAATCGCGGTCACCCACGGCTCCGCGGTCGGCGCGGTCGCGCCGGCAACGACGGCATCGCCGGCGAACGCGGCCGTGATGCCGTACTTCCTCGTGTCCTAACCCCCCCATTGGCGGGCCTGGCGGTTCTGGGTGGGCTGCCAGGCCCCCACAACAACCCTGCGCGTTGAAGTAGGTGGTGCCTGTGGCTGACGTGGCAACCCTTGTCGAGTTGAAGGCGTGGCTGCGCTACGGCTCGGGCAACTCCGATGATTCCAAGCTGACCGACATTCTCCACTCGGCAAGCGAATGGGTGGAGTGGAAGATCGGCGGCCCGCTCGCGCCGACGTCGTTCACCGAGTTCGCGCCCGTCCACGGGTACGCCTACATTCCGCAGAAACGGCCGCTCGTGTCGGTCACCTCGATCACACCTGATCTCGGGGCGGCGCTTGACTCGTCGCGGTATCAGGTCGACACCACCCGCAACATGATCCGTTTCCGGTGGGGTGTGTTCGCCGGCTGGTACACCTTCGTCTACACCGCCGGTCTGGCCTCGACCACCTACCGGGTCAAGAACGCCGGTCTCGAGCTTTGCCGGCATCTGTGGCTGACGCAGAACGGGTCAAGCGGCCGCGGCCGGTCCGACGACGACATTCCCGTCCCGATGGGGTTCGCGGTGCCTCGCCGCGTCGACGAGCTCCTCGCCACGAAAAGTGTTGCGGGGTTCGCGTGAGCGACACCGTCATCACCACCGTGCTGAACAACCTCTACGACCAGATCATCGCCGAGGCGTTCATCGCCGCCGAGATCACTGCCGAGCGGCTGAAAACCTTCGACGGCTCGGCCATCAACGACTTCTCAGCGCCGAGCATGATGACCATCGGCGGGCTGCCGATCACCGACGACCTCGCTGAGATCTCCTCCGAATGGGACTGGGCCACCCTCGGCGTCGACGGCACCAACGCTCAAGTCGACGACGTCTGGCACATTCCCTGCGGCATCCACACATTCCTGGGCGAGGCGAACCTGCGCACCGCCCGCACCACCGCGCTCGCCCTGTTCACACATGCCATGTCTTTCATCCGCGGCACCACGCTCGGCATTCCGCAGGTGATGTGGTGCATGCCGCAGCTGGCCACGATCCGACAGTCGCAGACCGCGGACGGCGCCGAGGTTCTGATCGCGTTTTCCGCCCACGTCCAGACCCGCATCTAGGAGACACACCTATGGACATGGTCAAGCTGCGCTATGTCGGCAAGACACCGGTCGTCGTGCCGCTGCTGGCCCGCGAGGACGGTATCGAGCCGGACACGCTGGTCGAGTTCCCCGGCCGGATCGTGACCGAGCCGCCGCAGGGTGAGGTGTGGCTCGACGATGCGATCCACATTGAGACGGGCAACCCGCCCGAGGTCCGCGCCTGGCCGACCAGCTTGTGGCGCAACGAAACAGTCACCGCCCGCAGCGGCAAGAAGGAGTAGACGGTGGGCACCGGATCGGGTATTTGCAGCCAGTTCGGCTACAAGAACGAGACCACGGTCGGCACGCCGGTCACGGTCGACCACTTCTACAAGCATCTGGAGTTCAGCGGCAACGGCTTGGACGTCATCACGGTCGATGATGAGGGGCTGGGCGGCTGCAACCTGGTGCCGACCATCGACCGCACGGTCAAGGTCGCGCAGCAGGTTTCGCGGGACTTCGTCCTCAACGTGGGCACCCGAAACCTCGGTCTGATACTCAAGCAGATGCTCGGGTCGTCGGCTGTGGCGACGCTGCTGTCGGGATCGTTCTATCGGCAGATCCACTGGAATGGTGACCTGGCAGCCAAGTCGCTGACGATCCAGTATGCCGTGCCGGAGACGACCGCGACGGGCACGGTGCGCCCGTTCACCATCAACGGGGCGAAGATCACACAGTTTGAGTTGGCTCAAGCCCGCAACGATCTGTTGAAGTTGCGTTTCAGCGTCGACGGGTGGGACGAGTCGACCGCGACCGCGCTGGCGACAGCGTCGTATGTGGGCGGTATCGCCGCGACTATCAATGAGGCTCTGCGGTTCAACTGCTTCAGCGCGAAGATCGGCGGCACGGCTTCGGTCGGCGCCGGGTTGGTGTCGGTGGCCAGTGGGGTGGAGGTCGCCGGCTGCCGAGGCGTTTCGATCAAGGGTGTGCAGCCGCTGCGTACGGACGGATTCTTCTCCGGCGGCCTGGGCACCAAGTCGGAGCAGCTGATCGCCGGGGACGGCTTCCAGGGCTTCACCGCCGACCTGGATATCGAGTTCCAGTCGCGCACGCAGATCTATGACGTGTACGCGGCGTACACGAGTTTCCCGATCCAGTTCACGTGGACGGGGAAGGTCGATGCCGGTTCGTCGCAGTTCGGGAAACTTGACGTGATCTTCCCGCAGGCGAAGTTGAAGGGTCCGGCCTCGCCGATGGTGTCCGGTCCGGGTGGGGCGGACAACAAGGCGTCGGTGAAGGCGTACGGGTCGAACGACGGCACGATGCCGGCGATCCAGATCGTCTACGAAAACTTGGACACTGCTCTTTAGCCGATCGGCGGTGGCCGTGAATATTCAGTCCAACGGCGGCGCCGATTTCCGCGCCCTCGCGGCGAAGTTTAAGGCCGCCGGTAAGAACGGTGCGGCGGTCCGTAAGGCCACTACGAAGGCGGTCACGCGCATCCTGTCCCGGATCACCGATGAGCAGAAGGCGCAGATCTCGGCCTGGCAGACCGGTGGCGTGGCGGGCCGTGGCAGCGTGCGCCGTGAGGCGTTCACCGCGGCGAAGGCCAAGCGGCGGCTGAACATGAAGGGCCGCGCAACCCGGGCACGCAAGTCGCACAGCCTGCGTTCCTATGTGCGGGGTGCGATCCGGTCGCGGGTGGCCTACACCGGCTACAAGATCGGCGCGAAAGTCTATGTGGACTCGTCGGCTCTGCCGCCGTCGCAACGCAAACTGCCGGCGCACATCGATGACCCGAAGGGCTGGCGGCATCCGCCGTGGGGGCATCGCACCCGTAAGTGGGCGCATCAGTACGGCACACCCTATTTCCGCCGGCCGATCGAACGTCACCGCGCCTCGGTTGCGCGTGATGTTCAGGCCGAAGTCGACAAAGTGATGAGGAATCTGTGAGCTGGCTCGTCGAATTCAACGGCAAAGAGCTCAACATCGACCCGACCGATTTCACGGGTCTGGAACTCAGCCTGATCAAACAGCGGACCGGGCTCAACTTCGGCGCCATCGTCGAAGGACTGCGCGGGTTGGACGGCGACGCTATCCGCGCGCTGTTCTGGGCAGCCGAACGCCGCACCGACCCGGAGATCAAGTTCTCGGACTATGACGGCCCGTCGCTGCGCTTCTTCGTCCTGCACCTGGATGGGCTGATCAAAGCGATGGACGAACTGGGAAAAGCGATGACCCCCGAGACGGATGGTTCCCCATCTTCGCCGTCCGACTCGGTTACACCCGAGCCGACTATGACGCTCTGAGCCAAAAAGACTTCCTCGCGATCGTCGCCCTTCTCAACAAGCAGGCAGGTGTGGAGGGCTGACGGTGTCTTCGAACCTTTCCTGGAACCTGCACGGCAACGATCAACTCTCGTCGGTGCTGGAGAAGCTTGACCGGACCTTGGACAAGGTCGGCCGGTCGATGGACCGGGTCACCGGCGACGCCCGCCGTCTGGGCGTGGAAGCCTCGGCCGCCGAGGTCCCGACCAAGCGTCTAGGCGCCGCCGCTGAGAACACAGGCAGCCGCCTGGACGGGCTGGGCCACCGCCTCGAAGCGGTCATGGCCAAGCTGCGTACCTATGCGGTGCTGATCGCCACCGTGACCGCCGCCGCCGTGGGTGCGGTCGGGTTCATGGCGGTCAAGACCGCGGCGGCCAACGAGCAGGCGGCGATCTCCTTCGAATTGCTGCTCGGCAATGCGCAGAAGGCGCAGCAGTTCCTCGGCGAGCTGCAAAAGTTTGCCGCCGCGACCCCGTTTGAGATGCCTCAGCTGCGCACCGCCGCGTCGCGTCTCCTCGCGGTCGGAACGGCGACGAAAGACATCATCCCGCTTCTGACCGCGCTCGGGGACGCGACGGCGGGCATGGGCACCGGGGCGGAGGGCATTGAGCGGTCGGTCACCGCGCTGACGCAGATGCGGCAGAAGACGAAGGTCACCGCTGAGGAGATGCTTCAGCTGACCGAGGCCGGCATCCCGGCCTGGCAGACCCTCGCCTCGTTCTTGCACGTGGACGTCGCCAAGGCGATGGACATGGTGTCCAAGCGGACCGTCGACGCCACGGTCATGTTCCAGGCGTTGGAGACCAAGGCTGGGCCGGCGATGCAGCGCCTGTCGGGGATGATGGCCCGCCAATCGGCCAGCTTGACCGGGATCTGGTCGACGTTCAAGGACAACGCCGGTCAGGCCCTCGCGAAATTTGCTGAGCCGCTCATCCCCGCTTTGAAGAAGATCGTCGACGCGGCGGGCGTGGCCGTCCCGAAGGTGCTGGACAAGATCCTGTCGATGGGCCGCCAGGTCGGCGGCATCTTCAAGGGCTCCGACGTTCCCGACAAGCTGATGAACGCCCTACACGAGTTGGGTGATCGGCTGCTACCCAAGCTCGAAAGCGCCTGGAACAAAATCCTGGGCACGATCCGCGACAACAAAGAGGGCCTGGAAAAGCTGGGCCGGTTCATCGCCGACATCGTCATCCCGATCCTCGGCGGCTCGCTGCTCGTCTCCATCGACCTGATCACCGCCGCGTTGCAGAGCATCATCTGGATCTCAGCGCATGTCGTCGACGCGATCCGGTATATGGCCAACACCTTCTTGACGTTCCTCGGTTTCATGGTCCACGAAGCGGATGCGGCGTTCGGCTGGATACCAGGTTTGGGTCCGAAGTTGCATGAGGCCACCGCCAAGTTCGACGAGTTCGCGAACAACGTGATCAACAAGCTCGACGCGTTGGACGGGCGCACGATCAAGGTCAGTGTCGAGTTCGCGGGTGAGGTCGCCGGTTTGCGGGCGGCTGAACGCAAATATGAGGGCCGCGCCAGCGGCGGGCCGACATGGGCCGGCCAGGGCTACGAGTGGAACGAGTTCGGGCCCGAACGCTGGGTGGCCGCCACGACCGGCACCGTGCAGCCCTACCAACCCAACGGCGGCAGCGGTTCCGCGGGCCAGGTGTTCGAGCTCAACGTGAGAGTCCACGACGACGACGGCCGGGTCATCTTGGAGAAGCTGCTCAAGTTCAAGTCCGACAGCGGAAAGCAGACGCTGGAGCTGTAGATGGCTTATGAGAACTGGAAGGTCGAGATCGCGTTCGCGTCGCAGCCCAACTCGACCTCACCCATCTGGACCGACGTCACCCGCTGGGTCGACTCCTTCAAGAGTCCGTTCACCATCGAGGCCGGCGAGACACCGCAGGACAGCGACCCGGGCAATCTGCTCACGCTGCGGCTCAACAACTCCGACCAACGCTTCACCCCCGGCAACGTCTTGAGCCCCTACTACCCGAACATCAAGTCGGCGCGCAAAATCCGGGTCACCGAAACCATCCTCGAACAGACCGTCGAACTGTTCGTCGGCTACATCCAGTTCCCCGAGATCGAGGCCTGGACCGAATCCAGCACCAGCGAGCCGCGCGACCAAACCATCACCATCACCGCCGTCGACGACCTGGCCCGCCTCGCCGGCATGCGCACCTTCGACGCGGCACTAACCGAACACATCATCTACAACGGCGGCACAGACCTCAAAGGGTTCTGGCCCATGACCGAAGCCGCTGAACCCTTCTATGGCGTCGGACCGACAACCGACCCGCTCGACGCGGTCCGCGGGATCACCGGCATATGGGCTCAAGCCGGCGAAGTGCAATGCCAGACAGGGCTAGCCCCCACCGGCGCGGAATCCTCAGCCGCCCGCATGATCACACACCCGTCGCATAAAGGGGACCTCGCCAGCGGATACATCCAAATCCAGCTGCCCCCCACCTTCCTACCGGCAGTCACCGCCACCGACAAGATCTCGGTAGTGTTCTGGTGGGCATTTGCTCCCACTATGAGCAACAACGAATCCGATGCCCACACCATCGCCGCGTTCTTCGGACCCAGCGTCACCCTCATCCTGAGCCGCAACATCGCCACCGGCATTTGGACACTGTCATGCAGCGGCGCCATGACCGCAACCATCACCGGCGGCAAAGTCGGCAACGAGGCGCTCCTACCCGTCGGCATCTTCCTCGACGAAGCCAACGCCCGCATGGAGCTATGGACCGGATCAGTGCGCCAAACCGCCACTCTCACCGGCGCGCCCCCCGGCGCGGGCATCTTCGAATGGGACGGCATGGGCTACGGCCTGGACTACGACGTCAGCTACCTACAGATCTACGTCGGCCCCAATTTCTCCTACACCCAATATTTGGAGCAGATCGCACAGGGCTGGGCGCCGCTGGACCGGCAGAGCACCGGGCAGCGCATCAACACCGTCCTGAACTACGCCCGCTATCCCAGCGGGTCCGCGTTCCGCGACATCGACAACGGCGCCACCATCATGTCCCCCGCCACCCTGGCGGGCCGCACGCCCAAACAAGTCATCGACGAGGCGACCGCCACCGAGCAGGGCCGTTTCTGGGCCAACGGCTCCCGTGTCACCTTCGCCGATCGTCTGCGCCTTCTCAACATCTAAAGGAGTTCGCCCGTGTCCCGTCAGCTATGGCAGGAGACCCTCGCAACCGCGCAAACCGCGGGCACCGCCTTCACCTCGAACGTGGCCGCGTCGATCCTGCCCACCCACGCCAGGGTGAAAATCCCGGCGGGCTTTTTGCAGATCGGCACCCAGTTCAAGATCGAGGCCTGCGGGCGGATCTCCAACGTAGTCACCACCCCCGGCACGCTCACGCTCGATGTGCGCATGGGACCCACCTCCAACATCATCGTGTTCAACGGCGGCGCGATGCAGCTATCCACCACCGCGCATACCAACGTGCCATGGTGGTTCGAGGCGCTACTCACCTGCCGCGCCATCAACGCGGGCACAAGCGCGAACTTCATGGGCCAGGCCCGGTTCACCTCACAGGCAGCCTCAGCCACCGCGGTGGCCGACTCGACCACCACCCACGGCACGCTGATGGCCCCCAACACTGCACCTGCCGTCGGCACCGGCTTCGACTCGACCGTCGACATGTGGGCCGACCTATTCGCCACCTTCAGCCTGAACGCGACCAACTCGATCCAGGTCGAGCAGTACTCGATCTGGGCGTTGAACTGACCAGGCGGGCGGCATGCCACTCAGCCCGCCCGGCTTCTCACCTCCGAAATGGCCGCGCCTAGGCCGACGGCGCGATACCGGCCTACCCGGCGGCTCGCTGGCACCGCTGCCGTTCGAAATCCCCATCTGCTGGTTCACCGGCAAAGTCAACCTCAAACTTGATCAGCCGTTCACCACAGCCGCCGTCTCGACTGACGCAGGTACATATCCCTACCGCAACGCCCATGTAGCCAACCGCGACGAATACGGCGACTTCCCGTTCACCGCAACGCTTGCCACTGGCGTCCTGACGGATGCGTCGAATCTGGCGCATTGGACGATCACCTACCGGTCCACACCGCGCATGCGCGGCCCGGCCCTGTGGATAAACCTGCTGATGCGCAGCGACGCCGAAAAGCTTGCCCTGCTGCGCTTGGCGCGTTGGTCCCGTTTCGTCATCACCGGCGTCCCGGCCGAATTCCCCGAGGGCGCCTCGTCGCTGATCCTCGCTGGGATGACCCACCACATCGGTGTCGCCTCCCGGCTGATCCGCATTACCACCGCCTCCGTCATCGGCTCCACACCTGGCGTGCCTGGGCCGTGGTTCCGCTACGGCTCTTCCTCCTGGGGGAGCGCCACCGATTCCATACCGAACTGACCGGGAGGTCTGATGCCCGCGGTCCCCACCGCGCCGGACTTCGTCGACGGCCTCAGCTCGAGCTCACAACTCAACCAGTTGCGCGACGCGATCAGGTTCATGCAGCAGCGGCCGAGGGCGAAGCTGAGCCAGCGCACGCTGCAAACGTTGACCAACGCCACCTTCGCCGCGGTCAGCTTCGACAACGAGATCGTCGACACCGACGTGGACAACGTCGGTGGCCATGACAACAGCACCAACCCCACCCGCTGGACCGCAAGATACCGCGGCTTGTATTCGATCCACGGCACGGTGACGTTTGATGCCAACGCGACCGGTGTCCGCTACGCCATGCTGCGGATCAACGGCGTTGATCAGGAGGCGACGAATGGGTCCTTGCCGGGCCAGGCGGCGTCGGCGATCTCGGTCCACACCCACCCGGGCAAACTCTTCCTCGCTGACGGCGACTACGTGGAGCTTGTCGCGTACCAGAACAGCGGCGGCAATCTGAATACCTATGTCGGCTCGGACTACGCCCGCTCAGCCCTGGACATCTTGTGGGAGAGCATCTAATGGAGGACACACAACCATGACCCGCAAACTTCGCGCCGCACTGACGGTGCTGCTGCTGCTCGCCGTGGCCATGCTCACCGGGTCGGCGCAGGCACAGTCTTCCGTGCCGGTGGCGCTGGCGTCAGCCCTGCCGCCGGTGACCGGGCACGTGCGGTTGATGATTGCCGGTGACTCGACGGCCCAGGGCTATCCGATCGCCTGCGGTGACGGCACGTTCTTCGGCGAGCGGGCGGTGCTCGGCGACTGGCTGACCCGTGTCGGCGGCCGCGATGTCGAGTTCGTCGGCGGCGTCACCAACTCGTGCGGTCTGCCGTACAACCACACCGAAGGCCGCGCCGGGGAGACGATCTTCCATCTGGCGGATGTGATCGGCGGCTACCTGACCGCGCGGCCGGCCGAGGTTCTGATCCTGCGCGTCGGGGTCAACGACGCCACATCGTGGTCGGGCTGGCATACGGCGGAGCAGATGGCAGTCGACTACACGCGGCTGATCGACAACGCCCGGGCGGCACGTCCCACCATCCGCGTCCTCGCCAGCGAAATCATCCCGCCTGACGGTGCGGTGAGCGCCGACCTGGCGCGGGCTTCAGTCACGGCAAGGAAATTCAACGCGCTGCTGCCCGCCATTGTGGCCCCGTACGGCGACAGCGTTCACATCGTCCACAACGGGAAGATCACACCGGTGTGGATGGTCGATGGGCTGCACCCGACCGGGCAGGGCTATGTGGGGCTGGCCTGGTTCTTGATGCAGCAGCCCGATGCACTGTGGCCGTGGCTGTCCGCTGACCCGCCGCCCGCGACCAAGCCGTGGGACGTCGTGCTGGACCCGTGGAGGTAGCGAATGCCGATCGAGGGTGTCGACTACGCGTTCCCGCCGCGCCCGCACGCAAGTGAGCTCGCTCGGGCCGGTAAGAAGTTCGCGGTCCGCTACGGCGGGCCTGGTTCGTCGGACAAGCAGCTCGACCCGGCCGAGGCGAACGCGCTCGCGGCTGCCGGGCTGTGGATCGTCGCCAATGCTGAGGGGTCGGCGCAGGGTCTGCTGGGCGGGTTCGATGTCGGCGCGTCGTGGGCGCGCACGGCGGCTGCCCACTTCCACAACTGCGGCATGCCCGACGACCGGCCCATCTACCTCTCGGTCGACTTCGACGTCACCTCCGCCCAGTGGCCAGGCGTGCGCGACGCCCTGGCCGGCGCGGCGAGTGTGGTCGGTCTGGCCCGGGTCGGTGTCTACGGCGGGCGTCGGGCGATCCAGTGGGCGCGCCGCGATCAGGTCGCCGCCTGGTTCTGGCAGACCTACGCCTGGTCTGGTGGCGTCTGGGAGGCCGGCAACCATCTAGAGCAGTACCGCAACGGTGTGACGATCGACGGGGCGGACTGCGACCTGGACCGGGCGCTCAAGGACGACTTCGGCCAGTGGCAACCCGGCGGCAACTATGGACCTTTAGGAGAAGACATGTCCGACGCATACAACCTTCTCAATCATTTGACGCGCCTTGAAGGTTCCTCGACCTACACGCCCGGCGGTGCGGATGGCCAGCGTTACGGTTCGCTGCCCAACGCCGTGGGTCTGGAGCCTTCGTTCCGCGCGGCGAAGGACGCCCGTATCGCAGCGGACAATACTGATGCGATCAAGGCTGAGGTGGCCGGACTACGCGCCGAGGTGGCCGCGTTGAAGTCTGGCGGCATCCCGTCCGCCGACCTCAAGGCGGTGCTGCTCGACCCGGAAGTGTTGGCGGCGATCGCGAAGGCTGTCACCGACGAGATCGGCAGCTAACAAAAGGGATGAGCGGGACCGATATCGCGGTGGTCGTCACCGCCGTGGGCACCGCCGTCACCGCGGTCGGCGGTCTGGTGCTGGCTGTGGGTGTACTCGTCCCGATCCTGCGTAACACCCGCAAGGCGGTGGCGACCACTGCGGAAGTCCACACGATGGTCAACCAGCAGCGCACCGACATGCTGCGCTACCAGGTGGCGCTGGTCGACGCGCTGCGCTCGGCGGGCATCGACGTGCCAACTGATCAAAGTCTGGGAATCGCACCCCCGCCGAAGGAGGGATAACGATGGGTAGAAACGCGAAGGCGTGGATGGGCGGTCTGGCCCTGCTCGTGGTCGTCGTCGTGCAGGCCGTCATGGTCGAGCTGCCGCTGACCGCCGCGCAGACGGGTTGGGCCAGGGTTGCCCTGGCCGTGTTGATGGCTGGTGGAACCTTCGGTGTCTGGCGGGTACCGAACGCACCGGCTGAAACCTCGACTGCCCGCCACCAACTTGGTGAGTAGCCGATGACCCAACCGCAAGAGATCCACATCCATGTCCACCTCGACGCGTTGGCGGACCTCGCCACGCAAGTCATATCGATCAAGGAGTTAGTCATGACTGAAGCCGATGCGATCAGCGCCCTGTCCGCCAAATTCGACGCCTTCGCCTCCGACGTACGCGCGCTCATCGCGGCGGCTGCGACGGTGCGCGACCAGCTCGGCCCGGATGGTGTGGCTGCGCTGGACTCGCTGACCGCGAAGCTGGACTCGCTGGACGCCGAGGTGGGCGACGCGGACGGCGACGGCGTCTGAGAGATAGTCTCCGCCGCACATACGACAACAGGCCCAGCCCCGAGTGGGGGCTGGGCCTGTTTTTGCGCACAAAGAAGGGCGAGTCACGCCGCCTAGACGTGACTCGCCCTTCTCACCTTACCGAGCGGCTAGGCGGGACCGCTGGGGTCCAACTAGCTCTCGGCCGGTCCAGCCAATGCTGGCTTGTTGCCGTTCAACCCCACCAGACTCGACTCGTTGCGCAACCGCTGCGCCTGCGCTGCCCGGTAGGCCAACGCCTCGGGTGTCTCGTGCAGATCGACCGCAACCCGGGTATGGGTCTGCGGCTTCGCCGCGCCCGCGGGCTCGGCGGTCAACTCGCGGATCTTGTGCACGACCTCCACCAGCGACACCGAGGCTACGATCATGAAGCCGTCGATGACGGCGGGCCAGATCCAGGCTTCCCACATGGCGAAGCCGAGATCGTGCACCGCAGCCCTTTGCTGGGCATACGAGATGGAAGCCGCGCCGAGAGCCACGATCGACGCGCCAAAGACACGTGCGCGGGTCAACCACTTGCCCGACCCGGGGATGCGAGCGATCAGCTCGAGACTGCCGAAGACGGCGGCCGGCGGGATGCCGGACGCAATCCGCGCCACGAGCGAGGGCGGAGCGTGCAGAACGTTCATCGCGATGGAGGCGGCGATGCCGACCAGCACGGTGATGAGAACGAGCCAACGCAGCCGCCTCAATTGCTTGAGGGTGTACATGGTGCCCTCCTTGTTGGGAGTAGACGCCGCCAGTCGACGCCCCCGCGGCGTCCTGGTGGCTGGCGCGGAGCGAGGCTCGACGCGCTTGGTGCGATGCTTGGCGGCAGCACCGGGCAGGGCGACCCTTTGACGGCACCTGCCCAGTGCGCTCGTGGTCCTGGATGGATTCGAACCATCGACGTCTCCGCGACTTGGGGTGAGGATTGAACCCCTGCGTGACGCTGCAACCTGCGGACCAAGGTGCCGGGATGACGCTCCCGGCGGTCGGCGCTGTGTGTGTTTATCGGGTCACTTTTGCGACGTTCACCCCTAGTCAAGGCAACGGCCCTGACGCCGCCTCCCTCGCTTGTGGGAGTCCGTGCGGGTCTGTTTTACGACTGCCCGTCCTGCGTCGGCATTGCTGCGTGGAACGCCGCCCCGTGAGGGCTGATTGGCCGGCCGGTTCCGGCTCGCGTTCCCGATCGTCACTCCATGACCATCCGCTCGATCTTGACTACGCGGTACATGCCCGGGCGGGCCAGTAGTCCGCCATACATCTGCCCCACCTGGTATTGGCAGTCGGCTGGGTCCGTGTACTCGGCCTGCGAGACAAAGTGCCAGTTGGCTGGTTGCCCAGGTTCGGCGTTTTTGAGCTGCAGTGCGTAGGTGGTTTCGAGCGTGGGTCCGATGTTCGTGAGCATGTCGATCTCCTTTTGTTCGGGGGCTGATTGCCCACAGCTGAAGGCCCCGCTCTCGGCGGGGCCATCACTGTTGGCCTTCAGTTCTTCTCACTCCATTCGAGGCGGACCTGCTGACCTTCCGCCTTCCAACGCAGCAGGTCGGACATCATCTGGGCGAACAGCTCGTCGCCGCCCACCAGCTGTGTCTTCCACGCGTTGCCCTGGCTGTCGAAAGCCCTGAGCTTCCACACGTTTTCCATGTCGATCTCCTTCGACTTGGCCCGGCCGTGTGCCGGAGACCGTGATCCCGTGCGGAATCGAACCGCGATCTTGCCTGTCGGGATCTTGTGTCAATTGCTGATCTTCGATTCAGTTTTCAATGAACTTTCGAGCGGGGGCCGAGGGCTCGGGGCTTCGTCTGGGGTTCCGTCCGGGTCCGCTGCCCGCATCCCGGGGTTTCGCTTCCTGCGCTTCTCGTCTGCGCCGTCCCGGTTCTGGGTCTGTCTTTCGACCGCTTCCTTGACTTCCTCCGCCATGTCTCCGTCTCGGAGTGGCTAACCTCTGTAGTTGTTTTTCCCTTCTACCTACTAGTATAACGTACCAGGGAGGGTCCGTGTTACAGCCTCTGACCTGCACATACACGACTCAAAGTGGGGGAGGGCTTGACAGGCTCGCGAGGGCGCGGACGGCCGAAACGCGGTGACCAGGGGATACGCGAAACGCTCACAGACAGTGAGCCGCGCGAGGGTCCAAACGAAGATCCATTTAAGGCAGATTTAAGATGAAGTGACGGCCGGACTCCAGAAGGTCCGGTACATCAAGCCGAAAGGCTGATATGCGTTGCCCGGCTATGTCCGATTCAGCGAAATACTCGCGCACAAAAGGGACATCCATCAACGGAAAACGTACTACGTCGATACCGGCGATGATGCGAGCGGACGGTAATCAGCCCTGCTTGGAGCCCTTCATCGCCGTCGCGTGCTTCGAGGACCGCTTCTGCACGTAGAGCACCGTGGTCCCCAACTCGTTCGCCACGTCCTCGCGGGTGGTGTTGCCCCGGTGGGTGGCTTCCCAGACGCCGCGATCGTAGGCCGCGCCGAACACCTCGCGTGCCGCTGGCCGTAGCGCCTCAACGCGGCGGATCAACTCGATGCCGTGAAGGTTGTCGAGTTCTTGCAGCCGGGCTATCAGCCAGCTGACCTTGCGAGGTCCGGTCATGGCTCCAGGATAGGGCCGGGCTGAGCGTTCGCGCAACCGGGCCTCACCGCGCGAGTTGCGGCCAGATCATCGGCACGAATCCGGGCACCGACGGGGAGGGGTCCTAGTCAAACGTGGGTAGGCCGTCGATAACCGCCCTGATCTGGTCATCGGTCAGGTCGATGTACCGCACGGTCTGGCCCGGCTTGGCGTGGCCCATGCTGCGCTGCATCGCCACCAAATCGTGGCAGGCCCGATAGCCCGTGCTGCAAAACCAGCCCCGGCACCGGTGAAGGCTCATCTCAGCCAGGCCGTGGCGGCGGGCGTAGCGCAGGAACCGCAGCGAGATCTGCTTGGCGCTGAGGTCGGTGACCGGCCCGGGCGGCAGATCGGCGACAGCGGCCCACACGAGCGGGTGGGTGGGTACCCGCCGCGGCCTGTCACCCTTGCCCCGTGGCACCATCGTTGCCCGCACGCCCACATGCTCACGGCGCAGCCGGCTGATCTCGATACATCGCAGGCCGCCGTAGCTGGCCAACACCGCCCACAGCCGCAGCGGCTGCGGGGTCTGCATCGCCCAGCGCACCTGGTCATCGCTGGCCACACGCGGTAGGCCTTCGGGGACCTTGGGCGCCTTGAGCTGTGACATCGGGTTGAACTCGAGCAGGCCTTCGCGTTGCCGCCAGTTGAAGTAGCCGCGCAGCGCTGAGTCGTAGGCTTTGCGGCTGGCCGGGGCGAGGCCCTTGCGGTGTATCCATGCTTTAAGTTCGGCGCAGTTGGCGTCGCGTAGGCCTTCGGGTAGTTCCCGGTCGGCGCGGGTCAGGTTTTTGTGGTAGCCGGCGATGGTGGCGTCGGTGCAGCCTCGGGTGTGTAGGTCTGCAACATACAGATCAACAAAGTTAGTGGTTGCCATGCGTGACAGTGTCATCACCCGCCGTGGTTGATCGGTATCATCCGGTCAGGCTCCGACCAGAGCCACGCGCGGGCGACCCGGCCGCCGGATCAACGGATCTGGGGACGTCCGGCTCGGCGGGCGGTTCGGCCGCTTGGCCGCCGGGTACCAGCCGTTAACCTTCGGCCGTGATGGACGCGGGGTGCCTCCCACGGCGACAACCATCCCATCGCGCTGCGGGAGCAGGTCGCGGTAGTCAACCTCGAGGGCTTCAGCGAAGCGTTGAAGGTCATCCGCGTCGATGACCTTCTCGCCGGTTAGGCGACGTGAAATGGCCCGCTGCGTCAGGCCTGTCATGCGGGCGAGGTCGGATGCGCTCAAGCGCCGACGGGCGAGCAACGCGCGGATCTCTTCCGCGATGCCCTCGTTGAGACTGGGCTTGGGCTGGGTCTCCGTGTCCATAGCGTCATGTTTAGACGCCAGGTGGCTGAACGTCAAGCCTACCGAGACGTTTGGACGATAGCTGGCACAGCCGCGACAGGAATCGGTCAGTCCAGACGACAGAGGGTTGACAATCGGCGAAAACCGTCTAGCTTAGACCGCATGCCGAAGCTTCGGACGCCAGTCGCCGACACCCTCGCCGCCAGCACGGCACGCGAAATCCGGGCCGAGATGAGCCGCCAGGGGGTGACCCAGGAGGTGCTCGCCGAACGCCTCGGCTGCGGGCAGAGATTGCTCTCACGGCGGTTGACCGCCGAGGTTCCCATCGACACGGCGGAGCTTGACCGTATTGCGAAGGCGCTCGGCGTGCCGGTGACTCAATTCCTGCCGACCCCGGCGCGTGCGGCATGAGCGACCTGACACCAAATGCCGCGCTCGGCTGGCTCGTCGTCGGCCTCATCAACGATCACTTCCCGCACCCGCAAGACCCAAGCGAAGACGACCCCGAGTTGGGAACCCCCGGCTGCATCATCAACTGCGGCCCGTGCGGCGCGCTGTACTGGCTCAGCAGCCGCCGCTACCGCCGTGCCCGCATCGAAAATCTCATCCTCGCGACGGGTTACAACAAGCGCGGCTGGGTCTACTGGGACGACGTGGCTGACACGCTCCGCTGGGATTGGTTCCGGGCCTACTGGGCGCGGCACAAGACCTGCGGCATGAGCAATGGCGTGCCCACCGGATGCGACTTCGAGCCAGAACCGGCGAGGCCGGCATGAGCGACATCGTCTTCGTCCTCTGGTCGAACAAGCACGGGACGTGGTGGAGGCCAGACGCGCGCGGCTACACCGAAGACATCGGTGAGGCGGGCCGCTACTCGCAGGCCGCAGCCGTTCAGCACGTGGTGCAGTCGGCATTCCACGGCAAGGTCGACAAGGTCACCTGCATGGTCGTAGCTCCCGAATGTTACGGAGCCGCTTCATGAGCCGATGGACGCACGCCGTATGTGACGACTGCTTTTTCGAGCGTCACCCCAGCCCGGTGAACCAGATTCGCATCGTCGAACAGCACCGCATCGACGAGGACTGCTGTTACTGCGGCAAGCCGACCCGTTCGGGGCTCTACGACCGCAACGATCCGGCGTTGACGGGATGCCTTGGACGTGACGGCAACGTGCACCGAGACGAGGACGCCTCGTGATCCGCCCGACTGATAGGGGTCCCGGTCGTGGCCGCACCTCCGGTCCACGCCCGCCCCGCACCCAACAAGGCAGCGGCGGCGGTCCCACGGGCGGAGGCGGAGGCACCAAGGGCGGGTGGGGCTGCCCCCTCTCCATCGCCGCTCCCGCCGCGTTCCTGCTCGCCCTGTCCACCCTCGCCCTGGCATGGAGATAGCGATGAACGCCCACCTCATCACCGGCGGCGGCATCAAACAGCAAGGCCGCCAGAAGTACCACCAACCGCTGCCCGAATTCAAGGGCCGCCACCTTTGGGCGTTCTTCGGAGTCTGGCGCGTCGACAACCCGGCAGCGTCACATCAGAACTTCGACATCGAGAACCTCGTGACAGTCGAGGGTCCGGGCTGCCTGTGGTGCGAAGAGCAGTGGATTCCCACGATCGGGTCCAAGTGCCCCGGCGAACCCAAGGAGAACCAGTGAAACCCAGCATTGGCCGCACCGTGCACTACGTCTCGTACGGCACACCCGGCGGCAAGT